CAAGTCCTCCAGCTAATTTCTGTCTGAAATGCCTGAGAACATTTTCTTTGGGACTAGGCATTGGTATAAGTCAATGTCCCAGATCCCTGGGCTGAAAAACTGGAATTGACTGCATCATTTAAACTGGCACTGGTTGAAAGTGATCCATTAATCACCCCTCCAGACCAGTAATCTCCAGATCCAGTTCCAGAAGAGGATGTATGATAAAGTTTTACATACATTTCAGCCCCGGTTTGCATTGATGAGAGCATCAATTCCTGTCCTGCATCGTCTTCCACATATCGCATCGATGCCGAAAGACTCCAGGAATATTGTCCTGCCAAAAATTCCTTGTTTGCATTCCCCATGATGGAAACTTCGATTTGTTCTGCATCAACGTCCACTGACCAATCGGTCAGTTGTGCGACTGTGGTATATGTTCCTGACCCATCAGCATCCACTTGAAGAAGGCCAGTGTTTCCTTTAATTGCCATATTATCCTTTTAATTAGGCTGATGAATCTGGTGCATTTTCCAAATTCCTATATTGAACAAGATAAGTCATTCGTATGGTTCCAGTTGGCTTTGAACCTTCCCCTGAATAACTGATTGAAACATCGGTCAGGTAGGAATCCATTGCCAGGCTATTGATTCCAATATCTCCAGCCAGCGCAATTTCAACCTCCTTTCCGATTTGATCCAATGTATCATCGACATTGGCCTTTGCAGACGCATACCCTTCCACAATCAGGGAAAGATCCCGGCCCACAATCCTTGGAGAATTCATTGAGTAAATATCAACGGATTCTTCTTCTGTGTAAATCAAGAGACAGGGTAGTTTTGATTTTTCCAGGTTAAAAATCCGGGTCTGAAAAACATTTGATCCCGTGGTTGATAATCCTGTCAAATCGGTTGCTACCCTTTCCCTGATTTGTCTTCTCAAATGGTTGGCCATTAGCTTTGATCTTCCAGATAAAGGATGGTCAAAGATTGCCCTCCACTTTGCCCCTGAGATTCGATTCCAATCACATGATAGGTTACAGAATCAATCACCAATTCATCCCCATGAGCTACTGATGAAACATCAGTTGTTTTTACATAGACAGTGGGCTTGATGTCTTCTAAATCAACTTGCCCGGTATCCATCGAAACTGCCTGGAAGGGTTTGTCAAAAATAACTGAAATGCTGGAAGCAGATCCCCCTGAAGGGGTATAGCTTGCCGATTCTGCAAATTCATTGGTGTCAAAAAATGCAGAAAAATCAGTTGAAGACTCAAATGCCATTATTCAGATTTTTTCTTTGTTTTTTTTGCTGGTTTTTCTGCTTGATCAGAAACTGCTTCCGCTTTGTTGGATCCTATCAAAGCCCTTCCCTGATGATCTGGAACCTCAACAATTGATCCAACTTCTGGAACTTCTCCATCAAGCATGAAACCCCTTAAAACCAAAACTTTCATAGTGCTTCCTTCTTTAGAAGGGGCTGACCCTTGGATCAACCCCTTTGCTGATTTAGTGTCCAGCATTATGCGTCATTGGTGATGGCAAATGAGCCAGCATGACGGACCCCAACATCTGCATCTAAGAAGCAGACTAAGCGGATTCTTCCATCATCAAATTCCCGGTTGACCTGGATATCAATTCCGTTGCTGAAATAAGCAAGGATCAGATCATTCCAGTTTCCGAAAATGGCACGTTCCTTTGATCCAAAAATAGCTGAAGGAGTCACCATAGCCCGGAATCCTCCAATGTCATTGCCTTCCATTACAAATCGGCCTGAACCTGAATCCCTGGTTCGTGCCTTTGCATCAGATGCAAGGGTTGGATGAAGGACATAGCCTAAAGACCCAAAATAGGCATTAGCACTCATTACATCCCCCTGCATTGCCATGGCATTGGCCCAGGTAAACTGGTCAGCAGTGATTGTGGTTATGCCTACGTTTGCGGTATTACAAATTCCAACTGGTGAGTTGGCTTCATCGCCTTCTCCTTTGCCTTGCAATGATGCCTTATCAAATGCAACTGCAATGGATGAAGCAATGTCAGTTCTTAAGAGGTTTTCAACATCCAAGGAACCTGATTGGAGTCTCAACTGTCGAGAAACATCCACCCTCAAGGCGTATGTATGCAGTTGAAGGGTCAACTGGTCATAACTTGGCGTTACATCCCCAGCATCTGCTGATTCTGCAATCCATCCCCCGGAAATCGCTGCATCCCTTCTTGGTATCTTGATGATTCCATCCAAATTTCTGAGCGTTCTTGCTCCCATCTGAACCGATACCATCTGAGCATCCAGATATTCAATGAAAGAAGCAGAATCTAGAATGGTTGGGACCAGATATTGACCATCACCTGAACCAGCCAAAAGTTCCCTTTTGTACATTCCAGGCATTTTCAGATTTTTCTCTAAAAGAACATCATTCGGGATCATGTAACCCCTGGACGCTTTGCCAGATGCTTTTTCAGTATTTAAACAGACATCGATTTCAAAAGATGCTTCCTTTTCCAGTTGTCTGTCACCAGGCTTTGCCAAGTGATTGATCAACCGCATAAAAGAAAATTGATTAATTTCAGGTTTGGTCAATCCAATGTTTTTGACATCTTCTGGTCTTTCCTGAATCCGCTTTAAAACTGCCATTGCAAATTCCCCGGCTGATTTACCTTCCCGGATATATTCGTCTGCCAGTTCTGTTTCTTTATGCTCCCGGCCATAGGCTTCAATTTCCTGAACCCTTTGACGTTCTTCTTTTTGCACCTGTTCCCGGATTTTTGCGGTGTCGATTTTGGGTGCTTCTACTTCTGTAACTTCCATTTGTTTCCTTTCCATGGAATCAATTTTTAAGACTTCTGTTTGGAAAATGTTTTCTGAATCCCTTCCAATTCCTACTGATTGATCGGCCCCTGAAGAAACAATTGAAACTTCATAGGGTTCAAAATCAACCACTCGATATTTAGGAGGGTTTTCTTTTTCCATTTCCATTTTGTGAATTGCATAACCAACTGAAACCTGGGTCCGAATACCATCTTGAACATCCTGGAAAATTTCTTGCGCTCTATCAGATTTGCCAAATCTAATCGATGCCCTTCCAACTTTGTCAGAATCAATTCTTGCGGATTCAATGACCCCCACTTGGTCATCTAGGTTGTGATTGACCAAAACAGGCCCAGAGTTGTTCAATCGGCCAAGACGAACAGACTCTGGCTTGTGGTCTAGAACTTCTGATCCGAAATTCCGTTCAACAGGCATTTCAGATGAGAAAGCGATTTCCACTGTCCTGGTATCTTCAGAGATTTGATCTCTCTGAAGATCAAAGGACCTGGAAAATAATTGTGTTTCTAAAATTTCAGATTTCTGTTTCATCTTGTATTTCCTCCACAAAATCTGGGGTTTCATCTGTTAAAGGGGGCATCAGGTTTAAGTTAAAATCTGATACCAGTTCTTTTTCTGCTTTTAATTGTGCCAATACATCAGTCCATTCCTTTCCCATTTCCCCGGTGATTTCTGCCAGAGAGGTTGCCCCCATTTCCAGGGCCAATTTTTTTGCTTTCAATTCCTTTTCAGGGTCCACATAAGACCAGCCCCTTGGATGCCATTTGACAGACTTGAATTTTTCTAATTTTGACATTGGGAGATTCAAAGCCCCGGTTGTAATTCCCATTTTTAAAAATTCCTGATAAATGGGATCACAGAACCTGGATACCATAAATTGCTGAAGGGATTGCCATTGGCTTTGTTCTTCTTTTGCTCCTGCCCTGATGGATGAATAATTGACAGATTCCAGATCATTGGCCAATCCGTTGTATGAAACCAAGGCCCCTGAAGAAACAGACCTTAAAATCTGCTTTACAAAATCAGCGTATGCGGTGTTTGGGTGTTTAGGGTCAAAGGCTTCAAAGCTCATCCCGGTTGGCAATTGCTGGAACATTCCAGGCTGAAATTCCTGGATTAAATTACCATCTGCTTCTTCATCGGTTCCTGAATACCCCTGTCCATCGGGACTGGTGAAAAAGCCCATTGCACTGCTTCCGATACGACTGGCCAGTAACTCGCTCTCCTGAAAATTATTCAGCATCTGCAAGGGTCTGATTGCAGTATTCAGCCATGGAATTCCCCTTGATTGCCCTGGTCTTTCCTGAATAAACAGATGAATCATTTCTGATGCAGGAACCTTTTCAACTTCTCCAGTGGTTACATATTCCCCAAAGTTTGCAGAATTCGGAGGTTTCAGGGTTTGATAATAGGCTAATGGCTTCCCGTATTTATTTTGTTCGATGCCCATCACCACAAAGGTTTCAGGATCTGCTTTCAGGTTATAATCAATTGAAATGCAATCTCCTTCTAGAACCCAAAGACTTAATCCAAAAGGGTTCCCAGGCTGACCCCTGACCAATCTGATAAAGCATTCTCCATCCCTGGAAAGGGTTTCCATGACCAGATTCTGAATTCCAATCCAGTCCTGCCTTCCATCGATGGAGACAAAATCAGGATTGATTCCCCATTCAAAAAACTGCTTTTCCAGATAGTTGTTATCCTGGGAATCCAATGATCCATCTTCCCTTCTGGTCTTTGCCTGAAAATGGATTCCTTTGGGGCCGATCACATTGATTTTGGACATGGCCAGAAATTTCCTGGCATATTCTGAATTCTGGCAAAGGTTTCTGACCCTGCTTCTGATCAGCTTCAACTGGTTTTTCAGTTCTTCATCTGCAGTGTTTGAAGTTCCTGACCAACCACTGAAAATATTATCTGATTTTGCTGAATCAAAGGCTCTTTGCATCACCATTAAATGATCATTTGTCAAAGATGGTTTCTTTCTCTTTTTTTTGGTGAACCATCCCATGATTATCCTTGTTTAAAATATGAAATTATGATCCCGTCATTACCTTTTCCAGCCTTGCCCCTTTGAAGTCTTTTTTCCTTATTCCATTCAGCCTTGTATCGGTCCCGGAAATTTAATAAATCATCAATCGGCATTCTTGAAAGGGATCTTCCTGCAATCGAATAAGACATCTGATCCTGGCTTGCCCTTCCTTCAATCACTGCTTCAATGGCAGACAGAACCTTTCTGGCATGGCTTTGAACATCAATGCTGGTATTGGTAGAGATATTCGGGACCACTTCCCAGACTCCAGACTCCAGGATTTTTCTTTCACTGGATGAAGATTTGGTCACATACAAATTCCACTGATATATTCCTGGAGTAATGGATGCAGATGTTCCATGGGCAATGGTGAAAATCCATTCTTCAGATGTCACTGAACCAGTAACTGTAAAATTGGTTCCTGGAGTTCCATTTAAGGTTGCCTGGTATGCAATGGCATAGGCTGAATTTGGATAATCTGAATAAAGAGTTGTTTTTTTCCAGTTGATGGTATTGCCTGCAACAATTGGATTGTCATATTCAGCAAGCCCTGGTTCTACAGTGGGATAATTTGCTGATTCAAAAAGATTAGCCATTAGTTTTTCTTATATATGTTCAGCTGAAATCAACCAGGTCCGAGGATTTGTAAAGTATTGAAATAATTTAATATTTAAAAATGGCATTCATTAGTTTTTTTTAAAATTGCCTATGGTTTTGAACCGCAGAAATCCAACCCTTCCGGGGGTTGGGCTTTCTGCTTTCAGTTTTCCTGACCTGGGAAAGATTCTTTTGCACCAGATCCATGTTTGCATTCAGTGAAGTGAAGGCCCCAATGTTGTAGACAAATAAATCAAGGGCTTCATTCCTGGGTCTGATTCTTTTGAATTCAAATGAAGGAATTCCCTTGGAATATTTCTTGACCATCTTTTCAGCAGTCAACTGGTGGAAAAATTCATTGTCTAAAAAATCCCCAAAATGAATGTAGCCAGGTGTTCCAGGTTCCTTGTTTTTCAGCCTTGCCATGATCTGGGTTTTGATCGTGTTGGTTCCAATGGGAAAAACATTGACCCTGGCAGAATTGCTTTTACTTGGTCTTCCCACTTCCGGCCTGTTTTGTCCACCCACTCCCTTAACCGCATAAACTCCCATTCCTGAATTCTTCTTTGTAAACTTGTAAACCTGATTTGTTTCATAACCTGAATCGATGAAGCTCGCCTGAATTCTTAGATCCTTTCCTGATGGATGTCTCCAGGGGGTTTTAAGATAGCCTTCCACCTGATCCCACAAATTATCTGATGCAGGATTTCCATAAAAAATCTGGAACCCCAGAACCCAAATCTCATCCCTTGAATAACCATTGACCAATACTTCAATGCGATCTGCCTGGACATCAGCACTAGCGCATAAAACCCCAATATCTTCAGAAGGAACTGGATCAATATATTTCTCTTTTCTTGTAAGAAGGTCCTGGCCTTCAACTGATTCCCCCTGATCATCTTCCCAACTTTCTGCCAAGACAGTATTTACAAAAACTCGGAGTGCTTCTGGTCCCTGG